AAAAATATTCGGCAGAGTTTGTTTTCTTAGAAATTTAACACAGCGTAATCAATAGAAAGTGATAATCCTATTGTTTGTGCTTCTGCTCCTGTATCCCAATTAAATCCTTTAAAGGTAGAATCAATAATAAATGCACCTTTTAAAACCCACTCGGAAACAACATCTCCAACAGGTCCTAATACATTAATCGTTAAATCTTTTTTATAAAAATCAGAATAACCATCCCTACCTGTTACAGATTCGTGATGTAATCTTACCCACTCCATTACGGCTTGGGCTCCAGAAGGAGTGATAGGATCAAATAGAGTCATACTTACGTTTTCCCATTTTGATTTTCCTTTCACTTTTCTTTCAACATTAATATGATTTAAAGTTACTACTTCTTGTGAAACTTTAATTTCACCTACCTCCTTAATCATGAAAGAAGGAATACCATCACAATACAACACAAACCTATTTGCTTGTTTCGGTTCAAATGCTGTGAAAAATATTTCGTTTGGATCTAATACTGCCATTTTTTATCTATTTTAATTTTTTTGTATTCAGTTATAAATATCTATATTTCTTATTTTTATGCTGGGAAAGTAGCTCCAGTTGGTAAAATGTTGAAATCTAGGTAAATAAATTCTGCAGTTTTAGTAGGTTGAACGTAAATAGCACCGATTAATTCATTTCTATCAATTACATCTGCTGTGTTATTTGAATCATCCATTACTACTTTAAATGCATATAAACCTTGTCTTTGTTGAACACTTTCCAAATATGGATTAACTGCACTTAAGAATGTATTTCTTGTAGCTGCTGTATTCTGTTCAAATACTAAGTTATCTGCTACTTGTGAAATGTATGATTTAAGTTCAATTAATAATCTTCTTACATTTACTCTATCTAATGCTGTTGCTTTAGTTTGTAATGTTTTCTGACCAAATACTACAACTCCTCTTCCTGGGAATGTTGCTATTGGATTAACTTTACCTTGGTAACAAGTATCTCTATTAGCTTGTGTTAATTTTCTTTCAGCTTGATTTACTGTTCCTAATCCACCTCTATTAATACCTGCTGGTGCAAACCATGCTTCAGCTGAATTATCATTAGATGCATAAACTCCTGGAATTAATGTTGAAGCTGGAACCCATACTAATTGTCCTGTTCCTGGATCTGTCATCATTAACCAAGGCCAGTATGAAGCAGCATATGAAGTATCTAATGCAGAAGCTGCAGAAGTTACAGATGTTGGTGTTCCACCATATCCTACTAAATCCATTACTACAATTGCATCTCCTCTACTTTCAATACTAGAAACTAAAGTATTTAATGTTGATGTATAATCTGCATGATATAATCCTGGTGTTGAAATAACATTAAATCTAAAATCATCTTTATTTGAAAGAATATTAATTGCATCTGTATAATTTCCACCTACTAGTCCTTGAGTATCTGTACTTGTAATATTTTCATAATATTTTCCAGTTCCTGTTAAGATTGAACCTTCGGCATCTCCAAAAGTACCACTTTGAGCTACTGGGATGAAATCCACATACTCAGCTTTAGCTACACCATTATTATCTAAATAATCTGTTGTTTTTAAACCAACTGAACTTACTCTTACATATCTAGATGCATTTGGATATTTACCTGAGGTTTGAAGATATGGATCAGCTGTACCCGCACCTTGTAATGTTTGTGTTTGATCACCAATTACTCTAGCTATATAATTTGATGCTTTTGGATCTAAAGATAAATTACTAAATGCTTCTACTACTGATTTTGAATTAGTTGAGTCATTACCTTGTCTAATTATTACACTAAAAGTTCCAGATGAAGTATTTGGGCTTTGAATTTCCCATCTTAAATTATCTGATGAACCACTAGTTAAAGTACCTCCTGATCCTGTAGGACCTGTACTATTCATAATTTCACCTTCACCTAAAGTTTCTAAAGTAAATGCACTTCCACTTAATGTCGGAGCTGATGAAGATACAAATGATGAAGAAGCTGCTGTAAATGATCCTGAAGCTACTCTAGTTACTAATAATGTTGAACCTCCATTTTGGAAGTAATTATAAGCTGATATACTAGTTAAGAACGAATACTCATCCGATCCACTAGTAAAAGTATCACCAAAAGTTGCTTGATATTCCGTATAACTTGTTATTAATGTAGGAATTTCTTTTCTACCTTTTACAGTAGGACCTACAAGAGCAGCACCTGCTTGTACAGGTCCTGAAGTTACTTGTGACTGATCATTTTCTCTTGCTAATAC